AACGAATTGATACCGTGTAACATAGATTCTCGGGTTCATTTGATTCACTTGGAACCATCTGTCCGTCACTAAGACGTGCGTGCCGCGCCGAACTGCGTGGCTTTGGGGCACTTAGTGCCCCACCTGCTCATTCATTGAGCTTGGTCTCTAAGAGACATTTTAATTGCCAACTGGGCGTTCCAGTTGGAGGATACGGCTCGACAGAGCCAAGAGTCTTATGCGTGACTCTTAAATATACGCATAACTTGCGCTTATAGCGCGGTAATATGTCCCCTTTTCACTCTATTTAGAGTGATTAATATAATAGTCAGGGGAGGAAGAACTATCAGTTTCCCATTTATGGATACGACGTTTGCACTAACTGCTTAAAATGTGCAAATGAACGCTTGATGGGATTATTTTATTTGAGCAACCTGCCCTCTTCGGTGCGGAGAGGTGTCTTGTATCAATGCATCGCTAAGAAATTTTTGAAAGATGGAAAGCGAAGTAAGAAAGCTAGTAAGTATGAAGCTTTCAAATACAAAGAGATTGATATTTTCGATTTCGATGAACCTGTTGAACCAAACAGGATACAGGAGACAGAAAGAAAGACAGAAGAAAGACGTGATGTGATGAGAACTACCAAGTTCGCTAAGATCCCTGAGGCTAGAAGCCTTGAGATCACTCGCAGCGGCAATGTGCGCTCTGAGAAAGAGATAGAATCCATCATGAAAAAGAAAGTCGAGCACCGGCAAAAGAAGAAGAAAGAGAAATTTCTGGCTTATAGTAAAAAAGACAAGGAACGTACGGTTACTCGTAGAATTTTGAGGAACCGTGCGTTCGAAGATGGAGTCACCAATCGTCCTCCGTCACAAGAGGGGGTTGAGGAAAAATCCATCCCTGTCAAGTCTGAGCCAAAAATGAAGACGGTATTAGTTGACTCTTTGGGCAGAGTCAAGTATACCAAAGAACAACGGGCAGCATTTAGAAAGATGGCTACTCGTAGGAAAGCTCAGAAAAAACTTGCTAAGAAGATTCGACAAGGGAAAGCAACTCAAGAAGAAGAGATTGTACCTGAGTCTGATTATTTCCCGGTGGAAGACATATTCTCCCATTATGAGTCTTTTGTTGGAAAGATGAAGTTTGCTATAACGCCAAAGCATGTGTCAGCGGTTCTGATGACAATACAACTTTTTCATTCCACGTCGTTTACGATGGATTTGACTATTGTGGCGAATCTTTTTGTGGATGAAGGATTGAACATGCAGGTGTTTTTTAAAACGTCAGGAGTCTTGGCCCTTTTGAGGGCACTTAGGTCTGCCCTGAGTTACAACAGAGCAGAGTCCATGTCGGATAAACTGAGTGACTTTTCTTATTATGGTAAGATGATTATGTCATCTAAAGCTGTGGAAGCGCTTCTCGTGTTGCTTTGTGTTTTGATTTCTATGAAATTCTTTACCAAAGATACAGGAATGAGGCTTCGAAAGTTTGTCAAGTCTGAAATCATAGGTAAAGTGAAAGATTGCTCCTACCTAGAGGTGTTTGAACTGGCTATGGGGTCGGTGACCACTATAATTAGGTCAGCAGAGTTGATTTGGAATGGTTTGCCTGTTTCTTCTTTACTCTTGCAACCTGATCCAGTAGTTGCTACCTCTTTTCAAGCTAAGAGATGGCTCAGGGACAAGACTTGCGTGTCTCATGGTTTGCCGAAGGTGGGTTCCGTGGATATTAGACAGTACCTTATTGAAGGAAAAGAGATATACGAAGCACTAAGTGCTATCAAGGACAAAGTGAACGTTTACACAGTCAGTGGAGACGAAGTTCTTGATCTTTACACCAAGGTGAGGGATGTCTATAATTACTTCAATGGAATGTATGAAGGCCATGAAAGGATTACTCCTTTCGGTGTTATTGTCGAAGGCCCACCTGGGGTGGGAAAGAGCAAAGTACTTGACCTCATATGTAAAGTGCATTGTCAGATGATGGAAAGAGAGTATTCACCATCGCTTGTGTATCACCGAGTTACAACTTCCCCTTTTTGGGATGGTTATGACATTACTACTCCTATAGTGCATTATTCAGAACTTGGAAGCAAGCCGCGATCTTTTGTACAAATGCGAGGAGATTCAGTGATTGATGAGATTACTTCGGTCATCGACTCTCAACCACTGGCATTGAATATGTCAGCAGTAGAGGACAAAGGGAAAGTATTTTGCACTGCAGAACTTGTGATAGCCGATACCAATTGCGCCGATCTCAATTTGGACACTATTACAAGGAATCCTGCGGCGTACAGAAGGAGGTTTGTATATGTCGAACCCACTGTCAAGCATCAGTACAGGAAAGACAACTCGCAGGCTATTGAGACAGGAAAGTGCGATGACGGCACTAATTTCTACTCTAAATGGCTGTTTAAGGTCTATCGCTTTGTACCTGTGGACAACAAAAATTCACGTATGGAGGTCCTTTGCGACAAGTACGAGTATGAAGATTTTGCTAGGTTAATGATTAATTTGATGAAGGATCATGTCACCTATGAGAACGCCGCTCGTGAGAAAGGCAAACAAGAGAGTGCACTCCAAAAGTTGTCCGAAGACTCTAAAGGGGAAGAAAAGAAGAGTGAAGACATAGCAAGTGAGGCATGGTATTCCTGGGGAGAACAATCTCCTTCACCCCCAGGAAAGAAGACGGAGAGTTTCTTTGACATCAAACAATTCCTGTTTCTCTCTCGTTTGGCTATTCTCTCTGTAGATGTTTCCATAGCCGTGCTGGTTCTGGTAGTTGCTGCAACGAAGTTCTTTCTTGCATGCATGGAATTGAAGAGGGCTATTTGGGCCTATGTGAGGATATTGTTACTTCTAGTTTTGCTTGTGAAGATCAATAATCCCTTGTGGATCGCTCTTGTTTGCATGACAATATACATTGGTGAAGAGCGAATGCTTGTTTCTAAGTATTCTTTTTCTAGTGCCAAGAAGGCCATGAATAGAGCTACAGCAACCATGAAATTTAGAGCGAACAATTTCTTCGCTTTTTGTGGTATTTCTGACAAAAAACTACGACTGTTCATTTCCAGCCTAGCCGCGACAACAGCAGGAGTCATCCTGGTGTCCAAGTTGATCAAGTATTTCACCAAGGAGGTCAATCAATTTGAAGCTTCGGCGTTACCAAGCTCTGATACTTCTCGGATCGTGAACGATTTTGAGGAAAAAACTGAGTGTGGTAAGTCATATGAGCGTATTCTAGTTAAAGGGACCAACTGTTGGAACATAAAGGAACTTGTTCCTAGTGTACACACTGGTGATTTGGACACCTTGTACCAAAGAGTTATGCGTAACGTGCGGTCAGCCTCCCTAATAGGGATAAAAGGTCACACAGTCAAGACAAAAGTTTTGGGCGTGTGTGGATCCTATGCTGTACTCAACAAGCACGCTATCAATGCAGTACTCCAAAAGAATGGAGGAGTGCATTTTAAAATTGCAGTTGCTGTAAACCGTGTGCAAGATGATGTGACTAGATGCACTGTGATCTACCCTGAGCATGTTGTTGACGTAGTCTCTGATGTTGTAATGATCAAGCTGGAGGCCATTAATTTTGTTGATGTTGTTAAACATTTTCCTCTAGCTGCGGAGACCTTCACGTCTGCCAGGGGAGTTGTGAATGATAAACGTTTACTTGTGGCATCACACCCAGTGTCAATCACTGTCAAAGATGGAAATGAAAAGTACATCCTAGGCCCAGTGGTAGCTTACAACTATGAAGGTCACGCTGTTGGAATGTGTGGTTTTCCTGTGGTTGCACAACGTGACTCCGGCTGCTGTATTGTGGGGATGCACAGTGCAGGCAGTGTAGGTAACGCTAAGGCTTGGGCCGCTGTGATCACTCGTCCACAAGTCGAAGAGGCAGTTTGCAAAATTGTGCAAGCAGTGCAAAGGCCTCTCACCTTGTCAGAAAGCGATATTTTTCCACATGGCCAAGTGACTCACCACAAGTCTCCTTTTAGATACGAGATGTTGGAGTATGTAGACTATTTCGGCAGTGATGGGCGCATTATTATGACGCACCAGAAGTCTCGGCTGATAAAGTCTTCTTTTTCTGAACATATTCCTCTTTTGTTCGCAGAATTGGGCTTGGAAAGAAAGAAGGAGTATTTTCCTCCTTTAATGCAGCCCAAAGGTGCAGGGCAAAAATTTGTCTCGCCCTATAACCTCGGCTTACAAAAGTTGAACAAAGACAGGAGAGCTCTGGACCCTCGAGTGATGAACAAGGTGCTAGAAAGATTGCAAAAACATCTTTTTGGTTTCTTTGATGAATTGGATTTGAATTTGAAGCCCCTGGATTTACAGACTGCCGTCAATGGAGTTTCTTTTGATCCCTATATTAGACGCATCTCATTGAGCGCTGGGGCAGGATATGGAACTCCTGGGAAGAAAAGTGAATATTTCATTAGAGAGGAGAAAGAAGATGGTACATTCGTGGACCATCCCTCCGAGGATGTCCAGAAACTGCTCGTTGAACTAGTTGCAGCATATAACCGAGGAGAAGGTGGTGCTGTTGTTTACAAGGCTCAGCTCAAGGATGAACCTCGATTGCGAGAAAAGGTGGAAGCTGGGAATACGAGAGTTTTCTATGCTTCGCCTTTGGCTTATTATCTCCTAACAAGAATGTTCTTAGGACCGTTCTACAGTCTTATGTTTGAATTTAAGGAGGTCTTCAAGACGGCTATTGGAATTGACATGCACCGCGATACAGAAAAATTGTACAGTATGTTTTCTTCTCGGTTTGAGCATTTCATTGAAGGAGATTATGGAGGATACGATACCTCCATGCCTTTTGCTATAGGAGAAGCAGCTAACACTGTCGTTTACTCTTTCCTCTCCCGTTACGGGTACAATGACCATGCCCTAGAAGTGGTGTCAGGAATTTTGTCTGACAATCTATTTTTCCTAGTCAATATTCTGGGCGAAATGGTTAGAGTACCTGGTTTTCAGCCCTCTGGGAAGGGATACACAGCCGAAGATAATTCGTTGCGAAACATAATATGTCTGATGTATTTTTGGTATTCTCATGATGAATTGTGTAAAAAGGATTTCTTTGAGCATGTAGACCCTGTCACATACGGGGATGATGTTTTAGTGGGGGTGAGCAACTATGCTGCGAACCTCATGAACGGAGTTACGTATGCAGAGTTCGTGAGCCGTGTACTAGGTATGGAGTTTACTACGAGTGACAAGGGTCAGGTTGAGAAACCTTTTGTAGATCTTGAAAATACTACTTTCCTCAAGAGAACGCGAAGGTTCTCCACACTGCTAGGGAGATTGGTATCACCTTTAGAAGTTGATTCAATCTACAAAGCACTTCAGTGGTCTATGCCATCTAAGGTAGTCAACGCCCTTATGCAGGATATATCTACAATGAATTCGTGTATTCGCGAAATGATCTTTCATTTGGACGATCTTGCGAAACTGGAGTTCGCTAGAGAAAGCTTGTGCGAATGCTTGTCTCGGTACCACCAGGTACCGCTTGGCGAAATTCTCACACTGTGCCCGCCAATACGCGAAGTGGTGAGCCAATTATGTTCGGGAAACATGCCTGTAACCGAAGGAAGACAGGAGACTCAAGAAGAGGATGTTGTATTCGAATCGCAAAGCGTTTCAACAGAAAGTACTGAGTTAGAGTTATATACTCAAACCTTTGCCTCCATTCCTCGAGCTTTTGGTCGAGCGCGGGGTCTTATTCAACGACCAACTGAAGAGATGATTAAAGAACTGAATGTGATCAAAATGGAGTTCGAGAAACTAGGACATCCTTGTCCTGGTTATACATTCCATCAGATCAGAAGAACTGGAATTTACGGAACTAACATTGAGTTCCGTGGTGCTGTGAACCATTATTTCCGAATGAGAGACAAGATTCGGGCTTTGACTTCTTCCATAGAGAGAATAGAGTCCATGTGTGAAAGCAAAGCTGTCTTTGAGTCCGATATGGGAGAGATGAGTTCCGGGAAAATCGGATCGGAGACTAAGGAAAATATTGAAAACGTTCAGGACGTAAGCGGAGAAGCTACTAAGGTGATTGCGACCACCGCTCGATCCATTGATGTGTCTGATGGAGGTTTTTATAGCATGGATCGTTTCGTAGAAAGACCCATTACAGTAGCTACGCTTTCTTTAGCAGACGCTGCAGATTTGACCTACTCTGTTGACCCTTGGAGCGCTTTCTTTTCAGAACCGTCTGTTCGAGCGAAAATTAGGAACTTTGCGTATTTCAAGGGAACATTGGTTTTGAAGATAACAACGAGTGCAACGCCGTTTCATTACGGTCGCATTCAGGTGTCTTATAAAGCCTTGATGGAGGCCAACGCAAGGAAAGCTTCCTTGGAGACCGATCTGTTGACAGCTAACAGATTCGCTTCGCTAACATATCTTTCGCAATCTCCACAGGTGTTAGAAATTAATGTGTGTGACAACGAACCAGTTGAGATGCGGATCCCCTTTATTTGTCCGGCTGGGATGGCGCGCTTGTTTAACAAGAGTGCCCTCATTCTACCTGCCGCAACGGATTATGACGATATCTCTTCCCTAGGAGTGCTGTACATCAACTCTTTAGTAGCACCAAGGTCAGCTTCACCTGCGTACACTCCTGTGTCAATGTTCATCTACGCTTGGTTAGAGGATGCAACATTCTCTGGTACAACTGGAACGGTATGTGACATTGTCTCAGAGTCCAAAGTTGACGAGCGAAGAACCGGACCTGTGCAAAAGTTTGCCTCTAACGCTGCGTTGGTGTCAGGAAGTCTAACAAACGTTCCTGTTATAGGGCCATTCGCACAAGCAAGCAAGATGGCCTTTGATGCTGCTGCGGGTATATCCGCCTTGTTTGGCTTTTCTAAGCCGACCATGGAGGATGGATTTCGCAGAGTAAAAAATGATTGCTACCAAAACGGAGCACTAACCATAGGGTATGATAGTGGGAAGAAAATTGTTCTGGACCCACTTCAAGAGGTTACTGTGGATGGTTCGGATTGTGGTAGCAACACTGACGAAATGGTGATTCAGCATCTGGCATCGCGGCGGTCGTTGCTGGGAGTGTTTGACTGGGAAACTACAGACGTGCCTCAGTCTGCTCCTATTTTTGAGGCGCCGGTAACTCCTACGTTTTGTCAGAAAACTTTGCAAGGTCTTGGACCTGCGTATCTGATCCATCGGACATCGTTGTGTGCTGCAGCGGCTCCTTTTAGGTTTTGGAGAGGATCTATTACTTATACTTTTGTGGCGGTTTGCTCCAAGTATCATAGGGGCAAGATTGCTATTAAGTTTGATCCAAACATTGCTCAAGCAGTCGTAATAGACACAGTTGTTGATCTAAACAAGCAGTCCCAGCTGTTGTGGGATCTTCAGGAAACTCAAATGGTTCAAGTATGTGTGAACTGGGCTTTTCCCAAGCCATGGTGCAGAGTGTTGGATCCGCTAGATAGTACCGACTTTGCAGGTATTGGTCTGTTAGGACCTACGCTTGTGGAGATGTGTAACGGATACATCTCTGTCACACCTGTAACGAGATTGCAATCCCCCGATGACAGTAGTATTAAGATCCTGATGTACGTTCATTCCGATGACTTAATGGTTAATGTACATGATGGACTTTATGCTCCTATCGAGTATGCTACTCCTGAGTCAGATTATGGCGATGAAGTCACCTGTGTGGACCTGAACCCCCCTAACCACAATGTTGGTGATATATCCAAGGTTCATTTTGGAGAGTTGCCTGTCTCGTTTCGCGCGTTGGGTAAACGTTACGTCACTCAGAAGAACTTGGAGTTGGGTAGCGCCGGAGTGAACCCTTATCTAGAGATTCTACAAGTTAACTATCCTATTGTTGATCCTCCAATGGGAGGTGGCACTCAGATCTTTCCAGGTGTCACACATATCTATAATTACTTGCGTCCAATGTATCTGGGAATCCGGGGAGGGATGAAATTTAGGTACATTTTTGAGGGACTGAATTTTAGAGTAGGTTCTCTCATCCGCGTCAAACTAGAAAGATTGTCGGATGATCAGAGTGAGTTGTTTAAAATGGGGGTAGTATCGACTCGGAGTGACGCAACACCCATGGGGGGGGTGATATTTATTCCCTCAACTAACGCCGGAATAGAATTTGAAGTACCGGTGTACACGAACAACAAGTTCGGGATATCTTTTTCGCAGGATCCTTTCCCGAGCACGTTGTCAACAATCGAACCCTTCTTAGGAAGGAAACATGCTGTCAGGTCACTATGTGACTCTGAAGCGGGAGCCAGAGCGGTGGTAGACATTGCCTTTGGAGACGATTTCAGCCTTTTTAGGTTTGAAGGAGCTCCTCCATATCTGGCTTCCTAAGTCGAGTAGCGACTATAAATAAAAATGTG